GCAGTACAAAATTGTAAGCATCAGAAATGGTGTTGCAGTAGTTCAAGACATTATAAGGGAAAACGTTAGAGTAAGGTTTACTCTGTTGGCCTTGAAAAAAAGAATTGAAATTAAGAGCTTTGTTCACTCACCGCTTCCTTTTTAGTATTTGTTTGGTATCATATATGTCATGAAGCGGTGCAGCCCTCCCTATTAATTTAGTGGAGGGCTTTCTTTTTAAAAGGCTTAATATGTTATTTCATTGCGTGATACTTATATTTGTTAAGTAATTACAATGTACACACACTTTTATGGCCGAGAATCAAAATTTATTCGGGAGAATTGTAGGAGCATTTCGCTCTTCTCCTAATAATCCATCAACGTCTTTAGCAAATCCTGCTTCTTGGATGTTTGACGGAGCGGCCTCTAAAACAGGCATCGCAATCACTGAAGACAGCGCAATGCGTTTATCTGCAGTATTTGGTGCAGTGCGAGTTATCTCAGAAACAATAGCAGCCTTGCCTTGGTCAGTGAATCAAGATGTGGACGGAACAACAAGACCTGCAACAGCTCACCCTATAAATAAACTTATACATTCTCCAAACAGAATGATGACAGACTTTAGCTTTAAAGAAGTTTGTCAGGCGCATCTTTGTTTACACGGAAATGCTTTTATAGCAATACGTAGAAACGAAGCAGGACAACCGGTAAAGCTAATACCAGTGCATCCAAATCGTGTAGAGGTTAAAGTTTATAAAGACGAAAAGTTTTATAGTGTTGACCAAGGTTCAGAAACATTTGATGATTCTGAGATGATTCACATTTTAGGTTTGTCCTTTGATGGTATTATAGGAAAGAGTGTAATAGAAGCAGCAAGAGAAAGCATAGGCTTGGGATTAGCTGCTGACCAATTTGGCGGTTCATTCTTTGGGAATGGTGCAAATGTTTCAGCAATCTTAACTCACCCAGGTCGATTATCTGATGAGGCTTATAAAAGATTAATGGCTTCATGGCAACGTAGATTTTCCGGTTTAGACAATAGTCACAAAACCGCAATCTTAGAAGAAGGAATGAATTTAGAAAAAGTAAGCATCTCTCCACAAGAATCTCAATTTTTAGAGACTCGTAAGTTTGGCGTTGAAGATATTGCTCGCTTCTTTCGTATTCCTTTAGCTTATCTTGGTTCTTTAGAGAATTCAAGCACTCGAGCAAATATTGAGGAGCAAGGCATACAATTCCAAAGAAATACAATATTGCCTTGGGTTAAACGTTGGGAATCTGAATTTAATAGAAAGCTTTTTACTGAAGACAGCGAATACTATATAAGAGTGAACATGGATGGGCTCCTTCGTGGCGATATCTCCTCTAGATATAGCTCTTATGCCACCGCAAGACAATGGGGCTGGCTAAGTGTGAATGACGTACGCCGTTTGGAGAATATGGCACCTATTGAAGGAGATGGTGGAGATTCTTATTTACAGCCTTTGAATATGGTTGATGTAGGAGTAGAAAATACAATTGAATAATGCCATATAACGATTATCCTAAAGCAGCTAGTGAGAATGCTCAAAGAGCATTAGACTTCCGTAATGAAAACGATTCCGACTGTGGAACAGCTGTAGGATGGGCAAGAGCAAACCAGTTAGCTTCACGCGAGAGCATAAGTGAAAAAACTGTTGTGCGTACTTATAGCTTTTTAAGTAGAGCTAAGGTATATGACAAAGGAAGCTTCACAGATAAAGAGGGCAAAGAAATTTGTGGCTCTATTATGTATGCAGCTTGGGGAGGCGATGAAATGCACCGCTGGGCAAAAAGGACAATAGAACAAATGGAAGAAAATAAAAACGAGCGCCATATCAAATCAGTTGTAGAGACTGATGAAGATATTGTTATTACCTTTGGAAAAGGCGATATGCAGGAGGCAGGCTATAAAGACGAAGAGCGCGCTGCTCCTAACGAATTAGTAGTAGGTGATTTTGTACGCTGGAACACAAGTGGCGGAAATGCTTATGGTCTTATAATACAAGTTGAGAGAGATGGCGACATTGAAGCAGACAGTGGATTTAAGATTACGGGCACAGCCGATAATCCAGCAGCACTCATTAGAATATACCGTTACTCTTCTGAAGAGGAAACCTATATTGAAAAGAAGCCAGCACTTAATGTCGTACATAATTTTTCTACATTAGAAAAGTTTGATTCGGAGGTTAGAGGCCATAAAGCAGTAGTTGAAAAGCGTGAGTTCCGAATGGAAAACGCAAGCTATGAAGGTGAAACCGTTAGAGGCTATGCAGCTGTTTATAATTCAGATTCTGAATGGATGGGCGGATTTTATGAGCAAATAGCTTCCGGAGCATTTGATTCTGTGTTAGACAATGACACAAGAGCTTATTTTAATCATAATGAGGACCTACTTTTAGGCAGAGTGTCTAGTGGGACTTTAAGAATTGGCTCTGATGAAAGAGGCTTATGGTATGAAATTGATTTACCAAATACTTCTTATGCAAAAGATTTGGTAGAGCTAATGAAAAGAGGAGATGTTACACAAAGCTCGTTTGCTTTCTTAATTGAAAAAGACAGATGGGAAGAGCGTGACGGAAAAACTTATAGAATAATAGAAAAAGTATCACGTTTACTTGATGTTTCCCCGGTAGCACAACCTGCTTATCCGGATGCTACAAGTGAATTAGTGATGAGAAATAATACCCTAGAGTCAGAGGGTGCTGAGGTCGAAGTGAAAGCGGAAGCTGAAGAAGTATCTGATGTTGAAATTTTTGAATATAAATTAAAACTTTTAAAACTCGATTAAATGAAGAATATCGAATTAAGAGGCCAACGCGCTCAGCTTATAAAAGATGCTGATTCAATTGTAGCAGGCGCTCAAGCTGAAGGTCGTTCAATGACCGGAGAAGAAAAAACAAAGTTTGAAGCTATCGAGGTTGATGCTCGTGGTCTAAAACAAGAAATCGAAATCATCGAGCGCAATGCTGAGATGAAAAAAGAAATCGCTTCTATGGAAGGCGAAGCTCGTGCTGCTGCACCTAAGGCTAACGCTTCTGAAGCTTTCGGAAAGTATTTACGTCATGGCTTTAGTGCTTTGAACTCTGAAGAGCGTTCAATGGTACAAAAGAGAGGAACTGCTAGCCAAGTTGCTGGAACTGATTCTCTTGGAGGTTATTTAGTGCCTCAGGCATTCTCTAACGAGCTTGATGTTGCTACTGCTTATACTGGTGCTGTTGAGATGTTGGCTAAGAAACTAAACACTGCAGGCGGTGGTTTATTGGATTACCCTACTTTGAATGACACTGCTACTGATGCAAATTTAGTAACTGAAGCTGGTGCTGTCACTGTACAGGATATGACTTTCGGAAACAAAGCACTAAGCGCTTACAACTATAGCTCTTTAGTGAAAGTATCTCAGCAATTGTTGCAAGATTCTGCTTTCGACTTAAACTCATTCCTTGTTGAAGCAATGGGAGAGCGTATCGCTCGTGCAACGAATGCGGCATTTACAAATGGTACTGGTTCAGGACAACCTGCTGGAATCGTTACAGGTTCTGCTTTAGGAAAAACTGCAGCTGCTGCAGGTGCAATTACTTCTGATGAAATCTTAGACTTAATCTATAGCATTGACCCTTCTTACCGCAACAAGCCAGGATTTGGTTTGATGGCACACGATAATGTTATCGCTGCTATTCGTGCTCTAGGTTTAGGTTCTGCTAACGATTTTCCTGTATTTATTCCAAGCATGGCTGTTGGTGAGCCTGACCGTATCTTCGGTATTCCAGTTCACGTAAACAATGACATGGAAGCTACTATAGCAACTGGAAAGAAAACGTTAATAGCTGCTGACTTCAGTAAATTTGTTGTAAGAAACGCTGGAGGTATTCAGATGCTACGTCTTAACGAAAGATTTGCTGACAATTTAGAAGTTGGGTTTGTTTCTTGGAAACGGTCTGATTCTGCTGTATTGGATACAAGAGCTGTTAAGCACTTGATACAAGCTTAATGAAGGTTAGGTTTACCAAAAATATTGCTGGTAATGGGTTCCGCTTCCGCCTTGGGCAGGAGGCGGAACTCCGCAGCGATATAGCAAAAGATTTCTTGAACGCTGGCCACTGTGAAGCAATAGCAGAGCCTGCTAAAAAGCGTGCAAGTAAGAGCGTGTCAAAACCAAAAGCTAAAGAAACAAGATAAAAATGGCCTACTCGATTGTAACACCGGCGGCAAGTGAGCCTATCACATTAACCGAGGCAAAGAATTTTTTGCGTGTAGACGTCTCAGACGACGACGCGCTAATTACTGCATTAATAAGTGCAGCTCGTGAAATGTGTGAATCTTACACTCGCCGCATATTGGTGACGACTACTATAGACGAGTTTTTCGATGGGTTCCCTAATTACAGGAACACCATTAGCAAAGACATCATTTATCTATCTCGTGGACCAGTACAATCAATTGACCATGTTAAGTACGTTGATGAGATAGGTTCGGAACAAACTATAGCCGCTTCTTATTATGTAATAGACAAAATTAGTGAACCCGCAAGAATAGCATCTACAGCGGGATGGTTTGCGACAAACGGAATCATCAATCAAGTCATTGTGCGTTATGTTGTTGGA